TACAGGCAAGCGTGAGAGCCGTGTATTATTATCAAAATTTATTGAAAAAATTGCATAATAGGTGTTTACTTTAATTGAGAATTGCGATAATATTGTATTATAGGTTGAAAGAGAGGAATTTATATTATGAAATTGAATGCTAAACAAATTGCTTTTGTGCAGCTTGCTATTGAAAATGTTGGTGGTAATGAGATCACCAATAAGCAAATCAATGAGATCGTGAAGAACGAAAATGTCTCATATCCAAGCTGGTTGGCCAGCGACGCTTATCGTATCGGTCGTGGTCTGTATCGACTCCCCAATATCATGGGAGAAGCTGAGGTTGAAGAGACCGCCGAAGTTGCGCTTCAAACCAAACAGTTGGTTGGCGATCTGAACGTTGATACCAATGGCTTTACTGAAAACTTGGTTCCTGAAGTTGACGACCTCTTCGTTGCTTTCGGCGAGTTCAAATCAGTAAAGCAGATTCTGAAGTCAAAATTATTTTATCCGATTTACATTACTGGTCTTTCTGGTAATGGTAAGACATTTGGTGTTGAGCAAGCCTGTGCTCAGTTGAAACGTGAAGTCATCCGTGTCAACTTCACTGTTGAAACCGACGAGGATGACCTGATTGGTGGCTTCCGTCTAGTAAATGGTGACACCAAATACTTCAAAGGTCCAGTGATCAATGCTATGGAAAAAGGTGCGGTCTTGCTCCTTGATGAGATCGATCTGGCTAATCCTGCGAAGGTCATGTGCCTTCAGTCTATTCTTGAGGGTAAAGGATACTTCATCAAAAAGACTGGCGAGTTTATCAAACCTGCTAAGGGATTCACAGTCGTTGCGACTGCAAACACGAAAGGCAAGGGTTCAGAGGATGGTCGTTTCATCGGCACTAACGTAATGAACGAAGCATTCCTTGAGCGTTTCCCAATCACCTTTGAACAGGAATATGCCCCTGTTGCTGTCGAGAAAAAGATCCTCAGCAAAGTCTTTGAGAGTCTTGAAGTTGATGATGTTGAGTTTGTTGAGAAACTTGTAGACTGGGCTGACATCATTCGTAAGACTTTCTATGATGGTGGTGTTGACGAAGTTATCTCTACTCGTCGTCTGGTACACATTGCGAAAGCATACTCTATCTTTGAAGATCGTATGCGTTCCATCGAAGTTTGTATCAATCGCTTTGATGAAGATACGAAACAGTCCTTCAAAGATCTCTATACCAAGATCGATGCGGATGTGATTCCAGAGCAAGAGCAAGAAGTCGAAAATAATTTAGAAACGACTGATGAAGTTCCTTTCTAATCGACTATATAATATTGACTGGGGGGTTTACTTAAATCCCCCTTTCAGTTACAATGAATTTATTATGATAATGACAGGAGTATATAATAATGGAAATACAAATTGACTTGGAGCAGTTGCGTAAACGTAAACTGTTCGTCGCCACTCCAATGTATGGTGGGCAATGTCATGGTATGTACACTAAGTCTACAGCTGACCTTGCGAAACTCTGCCAAGCATATGGCATCGAATGTAAGTTCTTTTATCTCTTCAATGAATCACTGATCACTCGTGCACGCAACTATTGCGTTGACGAGTTTTTGCGCAGTGACTATACGCATCTGATGTTCATTGATTCGGATATTGGCTTTGATCCCAATGACGTGTTGACGCTTATGGCTTTGGCTGATCCAGATATTCAGGGCGAAGATCGGAAAGAGATTTTATGTGGACCATATCCTAAGAAAACGATTGCTTGGGAAAAAATCGTACAGGCAGTCAACAAAGGGTATGCTGACGACAATCCAGGAAACCTTGAGAAATATGTTGGTGATTATGTCTTTAATCCTAAAGGCGACCAACCATCGATTCGTATTGATGAGCCAGTGAAAGTTCTTGAGGGTGGTACAGGATTTATGATGGTTCAGCGTAGTGCTTTCGAGAAGTTTGATGATGTATATCCTGATTACAAATACAAACCTGACCATGTGCGCACCAAGCACTTCGATGGTTCACGTTATATCATGATGTATTTCCAAGCACTTATCGACCCAGAATCAGAACGTTATTTGTCTGAAGACTATATGTTCTGTCAGTGGATGGATAAGATCGGCGTTCATACTTGGATGTGTCCTTGGATGAAACTGCTTCATACAGGTTCTTATACTTTCGGTGGTAGTTTGGTTGACATTGCTCAACTTGGTGCTTCGGCAACAGCTGACGTTGAGCAAATTAAGAATATGAAGAAGTGATGAGCAAATTTAAATTTAATGAGGATAAGATCCTCAAAGAACTTTATGATTATGTGGCTGCAACCTATGATGGGCATTATGCTCTTAACAAGTTTCAGTCAACCGAGTTTATAATTGACAATGGACACGGTGAAGGATTCTGTCTTGGCAATATTATCAAATATGCGCAACGCTATGGTAAAAAAGAAGGCAAGAACAGAAAAGACTTGCTAAAAGTCGCACATTATGCTATAATTGCATTGTATATTAACTCTCTTGAAAATAATGAGGTGAATGAAGATGAAGATCAGTGAAGAAACATTTGACGTATTGAAAAACTTTTCATCAATCAATCCGTCTATTGCCATCAAACAAGGTAATGTGATTCGTACAATTTCTGAGCAGAAGAATATTTTGGCTCAAGCAGTTGTAAATGAATCCATGCCTGTAGACTATGCAATCTATGACTTGAATCAGTTTTTGGGTCTTTCGAGTTTATTCGAAGAACCAGACTTTGCTTTTGGCGAAATGGATGTGACCATTCGTGATAATAATACTCGTTCACGTTACACATTCACCGACCCAGCAATGATCACTTCTCCTCCGGAGAAAAACATTCAGTTGGATTCCCCTGAGATCGATTTCCAAATGCCGTATGCTTCTCTGAAGCGTGTTATCAATGGCGCCAATCAGCTTGGCTTGCCAGAGATCGCTGTGCGTGGTGGTGCTGGGATTATCTCTCTTGTTGCTACGAATACCAAAAACCCAACAACGAATGAGTTTAGTGTTGACGTCGGTCAAACGAATGCGAACTTCCAGATGATTTTCAAAACTGAGAATCTCAAATTTATGGCTCTTGACTATTCTGTTAAGATTTCTTCAAAGGGCGTTTCTCAATTTACCAACGAATCAAAATCAATTGATTATTGGGTTGCCACAGAAGCAGGAAGCGAGTATAATGGCTAATGTTGTTTTGTCTGAACAAGACGCAAAGAATATTTTGATTATTATTGACACCTGCTCCAAGCGTGGAGCGTTTGAGGGTGCTGAACTTGCTGGCGTTGGTCAAACTCGAAACAATGTTGTAATCGCTCTTCAAGAGTTGAGCGAAATCGTTTCGAAGGGAGAAGATGCCTAATAATTTGGAAGGACTATATTATGAAAGAAGAATTTCTCTTTGTCGAGAAATATCGACCGAAAACTGTGGAAGAAACTATTCTTCCTGATGACTTGAAAAACACCTTTCAAACTTTTGTTGACACTAAAAATATTCCAAACCTAATTCTCTCAGGCACTGCTGGTGTTGGTAAGACCACCATCGCTAAAGCAATGCTTGAGGAATTGGGCTGTGATTATATCGTCATCAATGGTTCCGATGAGGGACGATCTATCGATGTGCTTCGTAATGAGATTAAGAACTTTGCTTCTTCAGTTTCATTTGCTGGCGGTCGTAAGTATGTGATTCTTGATGAGGCAGATTATCTAAATGCCAACTCAACACAACCTGCTCTTCGCAATTTCATGGAAGAGTATAGTAAGAACTGCGGCTTTATTCTCACCTGTAATTTTCTCAATCGTATCATTGAACCATTACATTCACGTTGCTCAGTCATTCAGTTTAGATTGAGCAAAGAGGATAAGCCAAAGATGGCAGCGCAATTCTTCAAGCGTGTTCAAAATATTCTTAAAACTGAGAATATCGAATATGATGACAAAGTGGTTGCCGAACTTATCAAAAAATATTTTCCTGACAATCGTCGTGTGCTGAATGAGATTCAACGTTATTCTGTAACTGGTAAGATTGATGCTGGCATTTTAAGCAAGATGTCTGATGTCAATATATCAGAACTGATGAATGCGTTGAGAGATAAAGAGTTTAGCACAGTTCGTAAGTGGGCTGCACTTAATGTTGATGGTGAGACTACACCTATCTTCCGTAAGATCTATGATAGCATGTATGATTATGTTAAGCCAGAA